GAGCTTGAAATTGAACCAAAACATTATAAAAAACATGAAAAATTGGTGAATCAGTTAGTAGCTATCATAGAGAAAATTATCCCTTCTTATGATGATATAATAGAATTCTTCAACATAAGCATGACCAGAGGTGAGAAAGATAACAAAGATGCTTTGATTTTCGGTTCCGTGTCCAGAGCTCGTGATTTGAAACTTCAAGACATTACATCTGGGGGTATCTTGAAGAACTACAACGTCAGTGTCAAAGCTGACGGCGAGCAACGGTTCTTGGTCGCGCATAGCTCTGGGTTATGGTTAGTTTACCCCAAAAACATCATAACCCGTCTTGGTGACCTTCCAGAAGACATGCAGGAAGGTTCTATTATTGCAGGCGAACTTATTACAAAGGACAAATTAAAAGACAAATCATTGTATATCGATTCTGAATTCATCTTTGTTCCATTTGATGCTACTATGATACGCGGTGAGAATGTAATGAGAGACAATTATGAAGCGAGACGCGAGAAGATGAACAGTGTTTTGAAAGAAGCGTCTTATATCAAAGTGAACCAAGTTAACAAACTATACATTATGCACAAGAAATACTTCAAAATCACATCCAAAGATACATTTTACGAAGCGATGAGACAGGCATTGGAAGAGAGAAACAATGTTCTCTATAAAGAGGATGGATTGATTATAACACCTATCAAAGCTAGTTATGTTCCAAATGGTTCGTTAAAGAAATTTGAAGAGAGAAATCTTGCGAAATACGCTGACATTTGTAAATGGAAACCAGCTGATAAACTCACTGTGGACTTCCTTTATGAGTATAATGGTGAGCATGTGATAAAAACTAAAAACAAAGATGTTGTTCATTTCGACACCACGCCGATTTCAAAGCATTTCAGATTCATCGAACTGGATGCCCTGAAAACAAAATCTGGTTCTATTGTTGAATTTAAACCAGTGGAAGTCAATGACAACGAAGTGGTTTTCAAACCAGATAGAATAAGAGACGACAAAATATTTCCAAACGACTACTATATAGTTGAAAATTTATACAATCTACTCATGAATCCTATCAGAGAAAGCACATTGTTGGGCGAAGATACTGTATTGATGAGGAAGTTTCACAACAAGTTGAAACGTGAAATTCTCTCTAATGTTACCAAGGATAGTTATCTCATCGATATAGGTTCTGGGAAAGGTGGTGATTTGACAAAATGGAAGCGATTTACGAAAGTTTTGGCGATAGAACCCAATATCAACAACGTTTACGCTTTCGAGAAGAGGATTGAAGAATCCAATATGGGAGACAAAGTAGAAATCCTGAACACGCGTGGCGAAGACACTGACGAGATTATAGAGGCTACTAGTAGTTTTCTGCCGAAAGATTTGGATGGAAAGAAAGTCTACATCTCAACCATGTTTTCACTGAGTTTCTTTTGGGACTCTGACAAGTCATTACAAAGCCTTGCCGACACCATCAACAAAATCAATGACCTGGTTCTTCAACGAGACGGAGAAAGATGTGAATTTCTGTTTGTTACATTTGACGGTAAAAGATTGAATGCCTTGTTAGAGAATTTCAACACCAGCAAAATTCCCGGAACACGGTCTGTGGATTTGAATACCATATCCATATCAAACAAAGAAGGAGAAAAGGCGTTGAAGATTTCTATCAAGGATAGTAAAACTGTCACTCAAACGCAAACAGAGTATCTTGTTTATTTGAATCAGCTTTTGGAAAAAATCAATTATATATCATCGAGTATGATATACGCATCAAACGAGACAGCTGGGATGATAATGAGTGAAGCAGAAATCATATACAGTTCTCTGATGATATATGGAAAATCTGTATACTCTACAGAAAAGGTCATAGAAACACCTAACGAGAGATTACCCGTGTTTCTCGATTTGGCGATAGAAGAAAATGGGAGAAAATATTTCAAAGGAGATGATGTTTTAAAAATCGCCCCGTATGTTGGCAAGGGCATTTATAGAGTAGCAACAATAGATAATGGCGTGTCTCTTGTTCACTCCATTCTCAAACTCATCTCTAAAGATTATGTAGTTGAGGATGGTCTACAGCGTCACGAAAGATGCGACAAGTTTATCGAAAAAATGGATTATAATCTTGCGATTGATAACATTGCGATGGTTACTGGGTATAAAGTCAATATCATCGAAGGTTCAAGCATCAAGAAAGTAGGAGAGGGTTCTAAAGAAATTTTCTTATTTCTAAACAAGGATGGAACATTTGAACCTCTTGTGAAGAAGACCAAAAATAACGAGTATTGTTCTGTATTTGAGTAATTTTAAACATTTATCTTATAATTAATAAGATAAATTATTTCATCAATTCCGCTATAGCCGAAGTTACATCGTCAACCTGTTGATTCAGATCTACATCGTCATCTAATTCCACAACTTTTGGTTCTGGAATGACTTTGCGCTTTTTCTGTTCTACCATATTGAGTTTTTCATTAATCTTGGAAATAGCCATATGAGTCCTTTTAGTTGTATCTGCATGTGACGATTTCAGAATTTTCAGTTCATCTCTGATTTCATCAAGGTATAAATTCATTTCTGACACATTTCTCACAGTGTAGGCGACAAGTGCCATTAAACCAATCGTGTTTACACCAGTCAGCATCGTTGTTCCATTTGCACTTAAATTGCTTTCGCTCATTTATAATCAAATCGTTTTAAACAGTTCAAACTCATCGTTGGACGAAATAAAATTATCTATCTCCTGTTCATCAAAATATCTAAGTTTGTAAAAATACCGATTAAAAAACATCTGTGTATTTTTGAAAATATCGAAATCAGAGAGGTTTGGTTTGTATGTTTTCATTTTTTCCGCTATCTTCTTTTTGAGCTGTATAGAATTACTGCTTTCTTCAGGGAAAAACTCAAACATTTCATCAAGTTTGAATTTCCGCTTTACGCGGGGTTTCTTGGTTATCTCAACTGTTTCAAATGGGTTATCCATTTTATTTGTATAATTTTTTTTAAATATTCAAAATGGATCGTGATACTTTTGATATCAATATCAAAGGTAGTGGTTTTAATATCGCTACAATGTTGATTACAGGATTTATGTTCGGAATAGCCATCTCTAACTCTGTTTATTTTGCAAGAATTGCTGATAAGCCATCAGAGGCTGTAGGGTCTGGTGCGGCAAAGGCAATGTTGGGAGTTAATATAATTTTAGCAGCATTAACCTGCTTAATTTTCTTATGGTCATCATATAAACTTGTTGTTGCTAATGAAGATAAATATGACACAATGTCAAAGTATATTTCAAACACACGTAAAAATATGAGAAAGATGCGTTATAACGCACAAAAGAGCATGCAAGAATTAGATAATATTGATACGACAGATGATGAAATGTTCAACACAAGCTCATACAAAGTGTTCGATAAAGCAGATACAACATCTGCTTCTGATACAGATTTTACAGATTTTGATTAATTTTAATCACTTTCGTCTTCAAAGTATTCTTGATAACGAATTTCAGATTCCTGTTCTCTTAATTCGTCTTCCGTTGGCAAATTAGGCCAATCATATACATATTTATCCATAATGAACTGACCTTGGTCAGACATTTCTCGAGAAAACTCGATAAAGAACTTTTCAACTTGTTCGTGAGAAGGCATGATTTTTATAAATTTAATTTATAAAAATATTTCATTTTAATACTGTCTTATGATGTATTTATCAGTATTGTGAACAGCATTCTGTCTTTGTTCAATTTTCTTCGGAATGATGTTTGTTTTTGGTTTGGGTGTATCTTTGATGTGAGGTTCAATTCTCTCTTTGCCTGTTATGACATTCTTTACCATCTCTTTTGGTTCCACCATACGTTCGTTAAGACTGTTACCTTCCTTATCCAAAAACACTTTTCCATTTTGGAGTTTCGTTTTACCAGCATTGGTTAAAGCATAAAGTTCTTCATTGTTGTTGATTGAGTTGACCCAATTCTCAGTTCTGGTAATCAAAAAACAAGGGTAGTAGTAAGTGTAATTCTCAATGTTAAGAGGCACTTTAGATTTAACAACATCCAACCACGCCATGCCAATATCATCAACGCCAGATTGTTTGATTTCTTTGGTCTTGACGTTTGCTTCCACTCTGTGATAACGTGTATTTTCGCCTTCAACAACCCACATATCTTCTATCACATAATCTCCTTTTTTGTAAAATTTGGAGATTTCTCTAATGAGTTGTCTTTTACCACTCATATTGTCAAAGTGTATATTGAGGAACATAAAATTAGGACCAATAGAAAGAAATTCATCAATCACACTAGGTTTCATAAAATGTGGTCCGCTTCCCATAACGCCATTGCCACGTGAATGAGAACAATGACCGCAACCTCTCGCTGTCATCATAACACACAAGAATTCTTTCATTTTTTAATATGTTTTTTGTTTAAGACTGATTTTTGATGGCTTCTAACATCTCTATCATCATCGACCTGGTATCTTCATTATTTAAGAACATCTGAGCATGAACCTTCCCATTATCTAAACACTTGTTCTTTTGATATTCTTCAATATCAGTTTTATAGATAAAACCATTTACCAAAGCAATATCGTGATTATCTTCAATTACCTTTCTCACTCTCTCGAAGTAGATTTTTTGTAGTGAATTTTCAATATTCTCCAGATATGTATAATATGCTCTATTTGCTGGTTTAGAATAATTGGCAATATACAAAGTTTTCGTATTGTCATTTAGTGTAAAATTTTGTGACATGGGATACGGGTCAAAAATGGAAAACGAAGAGTATTTGGTGTTTTCTATGACATGGTATTCAAGGGAACCGAAGTTCGTCAACGAAGCCATTGCACAATCTTTGAGTTTATAATCTGGAGCGCTTACAGGGTTCAAAGATGTTATCTTGTCATCATAAACGATGAAATTTGGGAAAATCTTTGTCATCTTATAAATCTCCTTAAGTGTAATATTTTTATCAAACAATTTCTTGTTTGTAAATATATGGTTAAACCAATCATCCAAATCCTCATCAATACTCATTGAAGCGTTCATATCGATACAGCCACCAAACACGAGAGATGTAAGCGATTCAAGTTTCATAAGATTTTCTATTATCTGGTCATATGTAAAGCCAAGACACTTCAAAAATACTATAAGGGAAGCCGAACCACCGCAAGTCCAGATAACGGAATGTTTAGTCTCCTTCTCGAGATGTTTCAAAAACCCCATCACATCTAACGTAAGCGAACCATCACATATCATAAAAATATTCGAATACATCTTTTAAGTAAAAATCATTTTAATGTAAATAGAAACATTAGCCTTTTAAGAGCACTTAAAAGTTCGTCTCTAAGATTAAGGATATCACTTTCCTTTTTATCTAAAAGGAGTGGCATTTGATTTTCAAACCAATATTTTTCAGACTCCAGATAAGCACCTGCGTTTTTATCGTCTATGTATTGATATTTCAAGCTGAATGAACTTATAATTCTTAAGCCCCGACCTCCTTGAAGGGATTCTATAATGTTATCAATAATAGGATTGATTACATCCATATAGTCGTCCGTTGCTTTGTGTCTAGAATACGATGTTGTTTTCCAATGATACAAACGAATCTGATTGACGTGTTGAAGTAGGTGTTCTGTTATCTCTTGCATTTTATTTAAATTATTTAAATAAAATTTTACATATTTTAATGTTTGATAGTTATAATTATGTTTCTAAGGCTGTTACCCGAGCAAGTAAATCTGCCATCTGTGTTTCTAATGTAGCGGTTTTTGCTTTTTCTGCTTGGAGTTGTCGGTCAACTTCTTGT